TCTGCACATACGCACGACAATAAAGATTTTTTGGATGGTATTGAAACTTATCTGCATAGCACGTACTCGAAAGTAACGGCAGAACGAGAAGCGGCAGATAACAACCTTGCAACCCGTATTAAAGCCTTAGAGGATAGCGTCGGCGGTCTATCTACAGCCCTTGCAGTGATGGTGGAGGTGTAACATGGCGGTGACAATTACAGAGCAGCTGACAAAACTAAACCAACTGCGGCAGCAGCTTGCAAAGAATCTCAACGCAAAAGGTGTGACGGCAACAGCCACAGAAAAATTTAATGCACTCGTGCCAAAAGTTTTGGAGATTTCCAGCGGCGAAACTCCGACCACAACCGTGTTATATGATGCAACCCATCGGGACAAGGTATCTTTGCTTTACAACGGTACGATTTACAGCGTGGCAGATTTTACAGCGATTTACGCTGATTTTTGCAGTGAAAAAAATGGCTATGCCTTGAACTATGGCACTGCCATTTTTGGGTGGGATTATAGCTGCTATACATGCTGTACATCACCAATCAGCGTGACAGCATCCACGCAAATTGCAATCCGTTTTCTTGCTGGCAGTACCGAGGTTGGCATTTTACGCTTGGTACAGTCTGACACCGGCACAGCTGCGGACATCCTTGCCAAAGCACAGACGGAAGGCAGTTATACGGACTTGCCTTTGCAGTGGCTGTACAGCACGGACTATATCACAACGCTGACGCCCTGCGAGGGCGTAACGGCAGGCACTTACTATTTGGTGTGGGTCGGTCGGAGCAACAACAGCCATCCGCTGATTCAATCTATCACAATTTTGTAAGGAGGGAAAAATACAATGAATATTATTGAAGCAATGGAACAGCTGAAAGCAGGAAAAGCCATCCAAAGAACAGGCTGGGGCAACGCAAAAATTCAGGCAGTGCAGCTGGAAAACGGACAGTATCAGATTTTTGCAAGTGGAGATTTGACCCCGGAAATGTTAGTGCTGCTTTCCGGTGATTATGAAACGAAGGAGGAAGAATCGGTATGAGAAATTGGAAACTTTGGGCGAAAGCAGCAGCTGTTCGAGCAGTCAAAACCATGGCACAAACCGCCGTGGCAACGATTGGCGTAGCTGCCGTGATGCAAGATGTCAACTGGATCGCCGTGGGCAGTGCGGCTCTGCTGGCTGGGGTGTTGTCCGTTTTGACCAGCGTTGCTGGACTGCCAGAAGTCGAATAAGGAGTGCAATATGGCAATTCTTACATACAAATTTGATGACCAAACACAGCTTTCCCCGCATTTCAATGCACGTGAATTCCGGTGTCAGTGTGGAAAAACTCATGAAACTTTGATTGCATCTAAACTGGTCGACAAGCTGGAAGCCCTCTATACCGCCCTAAACTGTAGCAAAATCATTGTGACAAGCGGTTATCGTTGCCCAGAACACGATAAGGCTGTAGGCGGTACAAGCAGCGGTCAGCATACCAAGGGCACTGCTGCGGATGTCTGCTGCTACAGGCAGGATGGTCAGCCAATCAGCAGCAAAACGGTATGCTGTAAGGCTCAGGATTTAGGCTTTACTGGCATCGCTAACATCACAAGTAGTTATCAGTACACACATTTGGACGTGCGGACGTCCGGAAAATGGTATGGTGACGAAGTGTATGGAAACGGAACTGTAACAGATGATTTTTACAAGTATTTTGGCATGGAAAAGTCAGAGCCTGAAACAAAAAATCTCTTAAAAGGGATTGACGTATCCTATGCACAGGGCGTGATTGATTGGGAAAAAGTAAAAGCATCTGGGTTGGTAGATTTTGCGATTCTGCGGGCAGGCTATGGCAAAGAAACTTCTCAGATTGATGACCAATTCAGTCGAAACTATACAGCCTGCAAACAGCTGGGTATTCCGGTCGGTGCTTATTGGTATAGTTATGCCACTACTGTCGCCGAAGCGGAGCAGGAAGCAAACGTCTGCCTGCAAATAATTCAGGGGAAACAGTTTGAATATCCGGTTGCGTTCGACATCGAAGAG